AGCCTTGGCCCAATCGCGCTTATCAAAGTATGATTGCCCGAGATAGAAGTGAGCCCGCTGGATCAAGCCTTCGTTGGTCTCGGTCTTCAGCATCTCTTCGAGCAGATTGATATCCCGCTCGAACTTCCCCGGCCTGTTAGACCCATCTGCAAAGTCCTGGAACCAGATGCCGTCCAAGTTGCCCGCCGTTGGCACATCTAAAAATTCGTGCGTGGGGCATTTATAGTCACCGGTAGCATTGCGGCTCAGTATGCGCCGGTTCCAGTAGTTCAGCGTTCCGGCCACCTGCCGCACGTCGTAAGCAAGACCGCCATTGAGCTGCCGCTTCCAATTCGGATCGTCGACCTGCAAGGCCATGTCGGCGTCCGATAAGACCAAGTAGTCCCACGGCAGGTCGCTGGCACGCGCAAAAGCAAGCGCCTCATTGCGCGCCTGGGCGAAGTCGCGGAACACCGTGTGCTCGACCTCGACCGTTTTGCCGGCGTCGGCGAACGCTTTCTTGACGATATCAGGCGTGCCGTCGGTCGAGCCGGTGTCGACCACGATGCCGTAATCGACCTGCGGCAGGATGCTGTCGAGGCAGCGCGGTAGGATCGCCGCCTCGTTCTTGAGGATCGCGCACCACCCCAGTTTCACTTGAAACTCAGCGTCCGGCGGGACCGAATTCAGGTTGGGGCGATGGGGACGAACTGAACATGCCGCCGGTGGCGCCGGTCACGCCCTCGCCGGACGTACCCGGCAGCTCGGTGACGGTCAAAACGTCGACCTCGTCGCCGGGAGTGGCGGTGACGTTGGCCACGACCTGATGAACGGCATCCTCGCGGTGCAGCGCCTCGATGGTTTCGACGGTGGCGGCGTGGGTAACACGGGATTTAACCTCATAGGACGGCATTGGTGGTTCTCCTTTGGTTGATCTTTTACCTGCTCCGTGTTAGACGGGCTGTGCAGTGCTTGTAACACTGCATCAGCCCTGACCACCAGCCGAGATAGGAGCTCGACGATGGCTAAATCCACAATACCTTTGACCCCTGAAGAACGGAAGGCTCGCGAGCGCGAAAGATGCAAGCAGTGGCGGGCTGATAATCCAGAAAAATACAAAGCCTCCTGGAAGAAGGCTAATGCTAAGCAATACCAAAAAACCACCAAGGAGCAACGCAAGAAAAAACATAAAAAATGGCGCGATGCCAACAAGGAACATATCAAGCAATACCAAGCCGAACTGCGAGCGGCCAACGTAGAGCACTACAGAAAGCGCTCTAGAGAAAACGCAGCCAAATATCGCGCGGCAAATCCCGAACATTTCAAAAAAAGAGATACCGAATATCGCAAGGCCCACCCTGATCGCATCAAGAAATACATTAAAAAAGCGCACCTAAAACGTCACTACGGGCTCACCGTAGCCGAGCATGAAGCCATGATCGTTGCTCAGAACAGCCGCTGTGCCATTTGCGGCACCGGCGCTCCTGGAGGACGTGGATGGCACGTAGATCATTGCCATGAAACCAATGCGTTACGGAAGCTTTTATGTAACAAGTGCAACCTTGGCCTTGGTCACTTCCAGGACAGCATAACCATCCTTCAGCGCGCGGCTGATTACTTGACGGAATTTGCTACCCCGGACCACCACCGATTACAGGAGGCGGCGCAGCTGGATTTATCGGCGCCCTCTGATTTCCCAGTAAATTAACCGACTGAACGGGGGCATGGCTCAATGGTGACGGCTGGTTGCCCTGTGCCTGGCGCGCCATCTGGTCGTCCATGCCGCCGCCCGGCGCTCCGGGCGTGGGACCGCCGAGAGGGCCCAACGGCGCCCCACCGGTCAGGGCTGGAAGGATGCCGCGCTGGCCGGACGGCACGCCGGCTTGGCTCGCCAGGAGTCCGGCGGTCAAGTCGGAGGCGATTTTCTGGACGCCCATTTGCACGCCTTGCTGCACGCCGGCCTCGACCTTCTGGGCGAGCGCCTGCTGCTCGCCGCCGCCCTGCTGCTGTTGCTGGAGCTTGTCGAGATCGTCGTCGGAGGGCACGATTTCATCACCATCCAATCCGATCGTCTTTGACACGCTTCTAAGAACCGCGCCGCGGCCTTTAATTCCGATGATATTTTGATCTATCGGATTCGCCGTGCTCTGGAGGAACTCCAACTGTCGTTGCCGTTGCGTTTCTCGCTGAATTGCTACACCCACTCCCTGGACAAAAATATTTTCTTCACCGCTCAAAAGCCCGGTTGTATCCGACAACAACACCAGATCAAATAGTTGCTGCAATGCTCCTTCGAATATCTCGCGGTCTACGTTAGAAGCAACGGTCTGGAGAATCTTTGCCGCATTGTTCATGAGAAGACTCAATCCGGAAGCGGTGCGGCCGGCGCCGCCGGAGGCCTGGCCGCCGATGTATTTGGGGATGGCGGAGATGTCGTCCGCTAGATCGACGAAGGCCCTGAACACGGTTAGCAGGTCCTGCGCGTTCGACTGCGGCTGGAAGAATTCGACCGGAGGTTTACTATTATTTCCGACCGGGTCGGAGGAGGCGTGCCAGCGTTTCCAAGGGTAGAGGTCGTCGGTGTTCTCCTCGGGGCGCACGCGATCGTCGTTGATGACGACCTGCGGGCCTGAGCTGATCGAGAGATTGTTGACCAGCGAGCGCAGCGTTGCGTTGGCAACGTCTTGTAGATCGGCGATCATGTCGACGAGGCCGTTGCCGACGGGGGTGCCGGGGACTTTCTCGAAGCTGGTCATGTAATAGGAATGTCTTGCTCGCGGCGAGGGGGAGAGGTTGGCCTTGATGATGTGGCTGCCGATGACGTAGGCGTCGATGTGGTAGTCGCGCAGTTCGTCGGCGATACCGGGCATGCCGTAGTCCTGCAGGAGGCGGCCCTGGACGTTGCCGTGGAACTCCATCTGGTTGATGAGGCCGGAGCGGTTCCAGGCCGGGTTCTCGCGGCTTTCCAAGACGGAGCGTTCGGCGTCGGTGGTGTCCCAGTTGTCGTAGAGGCCGCCGCGGCCGTATTCGTCGAGGACGGCGCGGACCTCGGCCTGGTCGAAGCCGGGCAGGTCGAGGAGGTCGTTGAGTTCGGCGCGGGTCAGGCGTGATTTCTCGATGACGTTGGCGTTGGCGATGTCCGCCACGCCCGGCGTAAACCAGATATCGAAGGGGGATATCCGGCTCCACACCATCTTCGGGATCTGGCGCACCAGCGGCTGGCCGTTGTTCCACTTGACCTCGGGCATGATCTTGACGGTGGGGCCCTTGATGCAGGCGAACGGGAAGATGGGGAGATCGACCAGGAATTCCGCCAGGGCCGTATAAAAATGGCCTTCCCTCAAGATCTCATCGATGCGGTCTTCGGCGACCTGGGCCTGGTCGGCGGCTTTCTTCTTGGCGGCGTCGGCGGCCGACTCCATGAGGGCGGTGCGGCGCATTTGGACGTCCTGCGGGGACGGGGCCTGGCCGGTCGTCTGCATGATCATCTGCTGCTCGTGGGCCATGAGCGCATCGATCTTCTGGACGATATCGGGCGGGACGTCGGGATCGGCGGGCGGGCGGATCGACCAGGGGCGGTCGGAGCCGAGGTAGATGTCGCGCAGGAGCGAGGATGCGGCGCGACATTTTTGGGCAGACAATCTTGCGAAAACCTCGGAGCCCCCAAACTTCTTGACCTCCTGGAACTTGGTTGGGGAATACTGGCCGTTGAAGGTGCGCAGGGCCTCGAGCAAGCGATTTGACCAGCCGGCGGCGGTGTTGCGGTGGTTGCGGAAGATTTCGAACTGGGAACGTACCCAACCAACTAAAGCCGGCGGGGCTGGTTCTTGTTGTGGCGCTGCCGCCTGGGAGCGAGCAAGTTGCTGAGCTTGCAGGTGAGCCTCTAAAGCGGCGGGCGGGACGACCTGAAGCACGCCTTGCTGGGCGAGGGGGTTCTGTGCCATGCGGGCTATCCTACCCTACCAACGGGAAATGTTATAGGGTGCGCGGATGTCCGAGCCCACTGAGCCGCCCGACCAAAATTTAGATGAAGTCGCCATAGCCAAGCTCGCCCGCGAGATGGCGATGGCGATCCGCAGTTATAGGGTTATTTTCGCGGATTTTGGCATCAGCGAGCAGGACTTCTACGAGATATCCAAGCTGCCGTTCTACAAGCGGGCGTTCGAGCAGTTCACGCTGGAATGGAATTCGGCGCTGTCGACCAACGAGCGGGTCAAGCTGATCAGCGCGGCCTATCTTGAGCAGGCGCTGCCGCGGCTGGGCGGGCGGATGATGAGCGACGAATCGCTGTCGGCGGCGACCGAGGTGGCCAAGCTGTTTTCGCGTAATGCGGGGCTCGGCGGCGACCCCAAGGAGGCCAAGAGCAACGAGCGCTTCGTGATTACCATAAACCTGGGCGAGGACGGCGAGGGCAAGCCGGTGGTCGAGAAGTACGACAAGCCGATCGAGAGGATGGGCCCCAAGGACATCGACCTGATTGCCGCCGAGCCTGCCGCCGAGGTGGTGGTGAAGCGCGGGCCCGGGCGGCCGCGGAAAACCCCGAGGCAGGAGGAGGACTAGATGGCCAAG